CTTCGATATAGGCAAGCGGCGTCTTGATATGCACCTGCGTGCCGGCGATGATTTCGAACGTGTTATCCGCGGTGAACTGAAAGTTTCCGTGCTCGAATCGCCGCCAATCGATTCCGTTTTCCTGATTCTTTGGGCGATAGCCGACGATGACCGGATAGCGCGGATCGCCGCCGTTGAACGCGAGCCATACGCGGTCGTCGACCTTGATGCGAATTTCCGTGTGCTCGCTCTTGTCGCCAATCGGATTGCAGAATTCAGCCTCCGGCAATTCCGAGGCGCTATCGGTGAGGCCCGGAATACGCACGCGCGCAATGCGCCGCTCACGGTCAATGCTGGCCACTTCCGCGGGCATCAAACTAATCATGTGGTGGGACTCCCTAGCCAAAGCCGGCTGTATTGCTCGATGCCGCCGCCGTCCGTGCCGTTTTGCATGTGATGCGCGGCGGTCATGACGACGAGCGGCGTGCCGCGAATGTTGACCACGTCGCCCGCGCGCACGGTCAGGTTCGGCTTGATGGTCACAACCTTGCGGCGCACGAGTACGCGGCCCATGAAATTGAGCGTGCGTGTGTCTTTGCGCGGGCTGAACGCGACCGATTGCGTGTCGTTGCGGCGCGTGCCGGAGACAAACTTGCCGTCGGGGCCGACCGACACATAGACGGGCACCTCGTCGGATTCGAGAAAATCGCTTTTCACGTCCTCTGCGCCATCGATGACGACGTTATCGATGGGCGTCTGCGCCATCAGGTCGCGCAGGTTCATCGCCTGCAGCTTGGCCTGCCGCCACATGACGACGGCGGACTCCTCCTGCAGCACGGTCGCAATGCCGTAGGTCGGCACGCCGCCCACAAGGCACGCATAGCGCGGGATCGACAGGTCGCCCACAAGCGGGGCGCTCGCGCCGCACGCGCGATAGATGCCGGCAAGGCTCGCGTTCTGGAACACGACCGCGGTCGAGCGGCGCTTGGCAACCGCAACGACGCTATCCGGGAACGCGGTCACATGCACCGCGGAAATCGGCTCCTTACCCTGCACGCCGGCATTGCGCGTGGGCACCGCCTTGATGATGCGAAACGGCACCTCGTTGACGGTAATGAGCGCGCCGTCCTGAAAATCCGCCGCGGTCTGTTGCGTGAGGCGGACATTGGCCTCGAACGTGAGCGGAATCGGCGCGAGGTCATAGCGCAGGTCCGCCGAAATCACGAGGTCGCCGCGCAGGCCGTTGACGTTGAGCATCAGATAGTCGTCGCGTCTTGTTCGAATGCGAGGCGCGGCAGGTCCGTTTCCTCGTACTGGCGAATGTCCTGCTCGATGTTCGCCACGTCGCGCCCGTACACGTCCACGCCCTGCATGCGCGTCGCTTCGAGCGCGCGCGCGTTCTCACGCTCGATGTACAACATGTAGAGCGGTCGAATCAGCGCCCATTCGCTGTAGGTGATATCCGTCGACAGGGATAGCTCGACGGGCGCGGGCGGAGGGTCGGGCACGGGTGGTGCGGGGCACTGCGTCGGCATGCCCACTGCGATGTACTCGCCGCCATAGACGCCGCCATACCAGCCAAGCAGCGGGTCGTACAGCACAGGCGGCGGCGGTTCGGGCGGGTCGACCGGCTCCATGCTCGCGAGGGTTCCCCATCCGAGATAGAAGCGCGTGGCGTTGATCGCCTGCTTTTGTTGATCGGCCTCGCTCAACACGAGGCCGAAACTCCATTCGCAGGACGCCGCGAGTTCTTGCAGCGTCATGGCGGGCCTTACGCGGCGTTACCCGGCTGCGTTTCGCCGAAGTAGTGGAAAAACAGCGTGCCGCTGATCGTGGTGATCTGGCTGCGGTTTTCCCAGTCGCGGTCTGGATTGTCGAGTTGCAGGAAGCAATCGATAATCGGGCACATGCGCTGATACTTGTCCATCGTGCCTTCGTACACGTCGGCGTCGAAACGTCCACCGGTAGCGATGATCCTTTCGAGAAACCCCTGAATGGTGCCCTTGCGCGTTTCATAGAACTGCATCTGGCCTTGCTGCGCGATCTTGACCTGCTGCGGCTGAAACTGCGTCATGCCAAGCGGGCCGGCGATTTCGATTTCGCCCGCCGAGGTCAGCGTCGGCCACGGGAATTGCTTGGTGAGGAGGCGCAAGTCCTCGAACCCCTTGATGACGAATTGCGCATCGCTCGATACGCTCTTGTCGCCAAGGGACTTGATCTGGTTGTAGTGCTGCTGGAGATAAGCGCCCGTCGATACGGTCATTGGTTCACCTTAGAGTCTGAGAAACTACCTGACGACTCTAAGTGCGGTTTTCGCGTGCGCGCGTTGGCCTTTTCCTAATGCGCGCAGACGCAAAAAAGCCCGCACGCGGCGGGCTTGTTCGGGCTTAGGAGAGCGGGCTTAGAGCTTCGTATTGATGTACTTCGCGCGCGACACGATGTACGGATTGACCTGCTCAGGAAGCGAAATCACGCGTGTGCGTTCGAGGTTATAGACCAAGCGCACGACGATTTCCTGCGGCGTGAAATAGCGCTCGGTGCCCTCGCGGCGCGCAGCCGGCCCCTTGTTGACGAGCGAGGCCGAAGCCATTTCGAATGCGAGGCAGTAGTCGAGCAGGTCGCTCGCGCTCTTGTCGCCCGCGCCGTGCGCATCCACGCCGGAATAACACATTTTTCCGCGATTCACGAGCGCCTCGCCGTTGCTGCCGCTGTTGTACGCGGCATTCGCGTCGCGCACGCCGCGGTCGAGGTCGTCAGTGTTGGCAAGGGCAGGGGCCGCAAGTGCGGCGAGCAGTGCGGCAAGGGCAAAACGCTTCATGGTTGGCCTCGTGATGGTTGTTTTGCGCGAGTATGCCAAGCCCTGAAGCGTTTTCCTAGTCACGCAGCAATGCCGCCTGTGGCAATGGCCGCTAAACGACGGTCTTTGAGGTCTTGACCGACGGCCTGATCGTTGGCGACACGCACCTCCATCGGCCCGGCGCTATTCATCGGCACGGGAATCGACGCCTGCGCGGCAGGCGGCGCGTTCGAGGCCGCGGGCACGCTGACCGATGCCACGCTCACGCGCGGCGGCGCGGGCGGCGCAGCAGCGGCAACCACGGGCGGCGGGGCAACCGTGACCGGCGCGGCGGCAACCACGGCCGCGGCCGGCGCGCGTTCGATGCCTGGCCTCGCAGCGCTCGTCGCAACCGGCGCGGTGGGCGTGGTCGAGGCCAAAGCGGCCGGCGCAGCGGGTGCGGGCGTTGAGGCGGGTGCGCTCGACGCGGCAGCCGTAGCGGGCGAAGCCGGCGCAGTCGATGCGAGCGCAGTCGCGCCGCCGACGGCCTTTGCATCGGGCGCAAAGCCGGGCTTGCTCGCCTGCGCAAGGTACTTTTCGTATTTCTCTTTGCGGTCGTCGAGGCCGATGGTCCCGCCGTTGATTTTCTTCGTCGCGGCAAGCACGTCGCCCGACTTGCCGGCGTCCGCGAGGCCCTTCTTGCTCTGCCAGTACCACGTCGCAATCTTTGCGGCATTGGCCGGGTCCGCCGCCAGTTCCGGATGGTTGACGAGGTCGAGGCCGGTGCCCTGCGCCGCGGCCGTGTAGTTCGCGCGGCCCGTCAACTGCGTAAAGCCGCGGCCCTTGAACTTCGCGCCGTCGCCCGCCTCGGTGTTGCCGAGATTCTTGCGGCCCCAGTCGCCGCCATACATCGCGTTGGCGGTCGCCTCCGGCCCTTGGTCGAGGATGGCTTGCGCCTCCGCTTCGGTCTTGATGCCAGCGCGCGCGCCGAACAGTTTCAGGAATTGCTTGGGCTTGTACTTGGTGCCTTCCTCCATCGAGCGGAATCCGCCCGACTCGTGATCCATCTGCGCCATGAACATGGCTTGCTCTTTCGGATCGGAGATACCGGCGTTGACCATGCCTTGCATGAGCGCCGCCTTGTTGCCCTTCGAGCCGCCGCCAAACCAGCCCTTGACCGCGTCCGCCGCATTCGATGCCGCGTTCTGGATCGGCTCGGCCAATTTCTCGACGCGCTCTTTGCCGTAGTCGACGGCCGCCTTGCCCACCTCCTTGGCCTTGTCCGCGCCGGCCTTGACCGTGTCGACAACGGGCTTGGCAACCTCCGCGGCCTTCGCCTTGCCGGCGTCAACCAGTTCGCCGCCCTTTTTGGCGATGGCGTCAACGTCGATGCCGAACTTGTCTTTCAGGAAGGCTTTCGCGCCATCGATAACGGTTTTCCACGCCTCGCTGACCGTCTTGCCGATTTCGCCGAGCTTGTCGGTAACGGTTTTCCACGAGTCTTTGAAAAACCCGACGGTCGAATCCCATGCGCCCGTGATCGTCGCCGCAACCTTTGACCAATCGACCGTAGCGAGCCACGCGCCGACAAGTTCGCCGATTTTGTCGCCGAGCACGCCGCCCACAATCGCGCCGACCGGCCCCAGTAGCATGCCGATACCGCCGCCAATCAGTGCGCCGATACCGGACCCCGCGCCCGTGAAACGGTCCTTGCGGTTTTCCTCCGCGCTCTTGCTCGGATCGTCGCCACCGAAAATCGAGGCAAGCGCCGAGCCGCCTGCGAACAGCGCGCCCAGTAGCGGCAGGCGTCGCAGCATGCCCTTGCCGAGGCCCATCGCGCCGCGCCCCAGTCCCTTGAGCAGGCCGCCGCCACCGCCGAGCGCGCCGCCAAGCATTTTCATGAGGCCGCCGCCCGCGCCGCCAAGCAGCTTCATCAGGCCGCCGCCGAGCATGCCAAGCATGCCGACCTTGGCCGCGCCGCCTTCGCCGCCCATGCCCGTCTTGCGCTCGATATCCTTCAGCGTGCGCTGCTCGGCAATGCCGAAATCGCTTTGCTGCTCACGCGTGAGGCGCAGTTCCGAAAAGATGCGCCGATACCACGGGATTGCGCCATCCTTGCCGCCGCCCGTGATCTTGCCGACGGCCGCCTTGCCGAGGTTGCCGACGGTCGTCAGCGGGCCGCTCACGAGCTTGCCGAATTCCTTGGATGCCTCGATGGTCGGATCGACCTTGTCGAAGTCGCCCATATCGGGCGCAGCCGGGCGTGAGAACAGCCCTTTGAGTTTCGCGAGCACGCCGCCGCCTTCGCCGCCCTCGCTATCGCTTGCGCCGCCCGAGCCAAAGCGCCCGCGTGCGTCGCGAGTCTGCGTGGCCGCACGCGCCGCCGCGGCCTCGTCTTTGCCCTGATTCTTGGCTGACGCTTCAGCGCGGGCCTCGCGCGCCGCCTGTGCGGCCTGCGCCGCCTGCACGCGCGTGAGCGAGTTGACCGCCCGCGTAACGGGCGTCAGGTCGCTCGCGGGTGCGGGTGCCGGCGTGGGCGCGGGCGTTGGTGTCGCGTTGCGCGGCGCGCGCGCGGGCTTGGCTTCGACCGGTGCGGCCGGCGTCGCGGGCGCGGTTTGCGGTGCATTGACGGGCGCTGCCTGCGGCTTGGGCGTCGCCACACGCGCGGGCATGACCGCTTCTGCCGTGGGCGTGCGCGCGATGAACCGGCCGCGCTCGTCGCGTGGGCGCTCCCATGCGGCCGTGCCTGCGGACATGCGCGGCGTTACGACCGCGCGCGAGGCGCGCTCAGTGCTTTGCGCGAGCGAGGAGGGCGGCTGCGCGCCGCTTGGCTTGCTGTTGGGGTTGGGCACCGTCTGACGACGCAGCAGGCCCGCCTTGTCGCCTTTTTGCAGCAGCGCGAGGATTGCGCTCGTGTCGCTTCGGATGCCTTCGATGCCGGCTGTCAGGTCGCCCAGTTCGAGCGACTTGTCGGCAATCAGGAACCCCTGTGAATCCGCTTTAATCATGGTCAGGTCTGGTCAAACATGAACGAGTCGAACTGAACGAACGACATTTGGATTTCCTGCAGGCCGTCCTCAGACCGGCTCAGTTCGGTTTCGAGGTTGCCGCACCGCATGACGTACTTTTCTTCGTAGCCGCCATACAGAGACATCACCTCGTCATTGACCGCCGCGTGCAGGATGCGCACTTGCACGAGGTAATCGGCCGGCACGCCGAACGTGCCATCGGAGCGCGCAATCAGTTCGCAGCGCGTTTGAAACCAGCGCTTGATCGACCCGTAAGCGTCGTCATAGGTCGTGATGCGCATTTCGGTGCGCTCAGTGCCGTGCAGCACGTCCATGACGGCCGCACCGATGGCGCGACCCTCGCCCGAAATCGTCAGCGGACCGATGGAAATGTTGGTCGCGAACATGTTGAACAGGGTTGAGGTCTGCCCCTGCGTGCCGCCCGCGTCCGGATAGAAGTCGAGGATTTCGACAAAAAACAAGTTCTTTTTCGCGTACTGCGTAGCCTGCACTTGCGCGCAAATTTGCTGCGCCTCGTAGGGCGTGATGCCGCCGAGCAGCGGATTGCGGTTGCTCTTGTAAAGCAGGTCGGAGATTAGCTGGCCGTTGAGGGTCTGCTTAATCTTCTGGCCGATCTTCGTCTGTCGCAACGCGTCGAGGCCCGCGCCGAGATAGTCGCCGTTGAGCGCCTTGTTCAGCGCGCCGGATGCCTGCGGCAGATACCGGCCGACCGCGTTTTGCAGCAGCGCGCGGCCCGCGCCGGCCGCCGAAAAGCCCGACACGAGGCTATTGACCTTGCTCGTGACTTGCGAGGTCAGGCGCTGCGTCACGTCGTCAAAAATCGACATGCTTATTCCTCGTCGTCGGGATTGGCGTCGCCCGGCTTAGGCGCGGCAGGCTTGCCGAATCCGCCCGGCTTGGGCGCGCCGCCGCCGAATCCGCCACCGCCACCGCCGCCGCCTCCGAAGCCGCCGCCGCCGTCGCCGCCGAAGTCGTCGCCTTCGCCCTCTGCCGGCGCTTTGGGCATGCCCTTGACGATCAATTGCGCCTGCTCCTCGTCGAGCAGCATGATTTTCGTGAGGATTTCGCTCATGGCCTTGTCGTCGAGGCTCAAGTCGCGCAATTGCGCAAGCGTCTGCACCATGATGGCGGCCGAATTCATTGCCTCGGACTTGGTGTGCTGACGCTCGGATTCGAGCGCGGAAATCGTGCCGTAGAAGTTGACGTGCCACGGCCGCTCGGCGCGCGCATAGACGATGCCGTACTTGTGGTAGGTATGCACGTCGATGATGGCGTTGAAAAAATCGGTGAGCGCCACGCGCAGCAGGCGCGAGCGTTCCGCGGCCTGCGCCGAGTTGCGGAAAAAGCCGCCATCGCCCAGTCCGCCCGACAGGATTTCAGAAAAGCCGAGCATCGACAGGTCGGTGCCGAGCGCGCCCGCGAGGAGCTTCGCGTAAAACAGCACGTCCTCAATGCTGATCGAGCCGGACGGCCCGCGTCCCTGTCCGCTCGTGATGCTGCCGTTAAGCGCGGTGAGTTGCTTTTCGCCGTAGGTCGGGATGATGTGAAAGATGCGTTCGAGAAACGGCTTGCCGCTCTTGACGGCCGCCTCGGCGCGCGCCTTCGAAGCCTTGAGGATTTTCGTGATGTTGCGCATCACGTCCTCGCGTTGCTGCTTGGTCATGCCGTCCTGATTCATCGTAATCATCGACTCGTCAATCGAGTCGAGCACACGCTGACCGGTCAGGCTAACAAGCGCCGTCGTCAGTTGGTCGAAGGGGCTTTCCGCGCCGTCGAGAAACGATCCGCCCACAAGCGAGGGCATCAGCGGCAGGGCGTTGATATCGTCCTCCGCGAGCGCGAGCTTGATGGCCTTTTCCACCGCGCGCACTTGCGGGATATAGACCATGCGCGGCATTTTCATGCGCGCCATCTGGTAGAGCGTGAGGCGCGTCGATGACTTCGGCCCCGACGAGGCCACAAAGCCCACGGTCTGATTGCCGCGCTCGTAGGGCGTAATCATCGACGGGTGTACCTGCTCGTCAACATACACGTCGACCACGCCGTTTTTGCCGTCGGTATAGATGCGCCCGTAGGCGTCGCCGAATGCCGAGCCATTGAAGCCGACGGTATAGGCGATTCTGTTGAAAATCGGCGCGAGGTCCGCGGAGATTTCCTCCGCGATTTTGGCCTTTTGCTTGTCCTCCTTGGCGTCCGGCGCGGTTTCGATGAAGACCACGTCGCCCGAGGTTTCGTGACCGCCGAGCGCGGCCGTGACGTGCAGGCGCAGGGCCGTGGAAATGATCGGATCGCCCGACATTTCCATCCACTTGTAGTAAAGCTGCTGGCGGTTGCGCGCCGGGCGCTTCGCATTGCCGAGCAGCATCGACACCGTCATCCCATCGGTGAAGGAATCGATCTGCTCAGTCTCGGAAATGGTGTTGTTGTCAGCGCGGCTGCCGAACAGCTTCGACAAAAAGCCTTTGGATTTGCCGCGCGGTTCGTCAGTGGTTGGCATGGCGAGAGGCGAGATTAGAACAGCGTCCATCTTCGCCGCCGTTCCCGCGTGCCCTCGTCTTGCGTTTTCCTCGCGCGTCGCCAGAAGCAAAAAACCCCGGTAGGGCGCGCTGCCCTCCGGGGTTTTCGACTTCAGGAATCAAACATGGCGACGGGTCGGGCTGGCCTCCCTACCGTCTTGCGAGTCTCACGCTCGCATCGCCGCGCTTACCACCACAGAAAGCAACGACAACGGGTGAGACTATACAGGGCACGCGGATGCGTTGGAAGGGTCAGCGTGCGATAGCGTCCCTTCCTTATAATTCAGATTGAATCATCGCTCGGGCGCGCGATAGTAGTTCGCCTCGTCGATGCGGTTTTCAAGTTCCGCCTCGATGCGCGCAGTCTGCTCCGCCTCTAGCTCGTCACTAAACCGGATTTCGACCTTTCCATCGGCGAGTTTGCCGAATGCGTCGGAGAACGCCTGCCGTACTGCCTCGCGCTGCCCGTCGTGCGCGTCGAGCGGGCCGATATTCTCAACCGTCCATTGCGCATTCGGAATGCCAACGCTCGTATCGCCGCGAGCGAAAGCAAATAGGTCGATCTTTTCCACGGTCAGGCTCCTTTGAGTTGTAGCGGCGGTGCCTCGCCCGCGAGCGCGGCGAGGCCCGCGCGCTGCACTGTTGACACGTAATAGGCGTTGATTTCCGTCTTAGCTTTCTCGACGGCTGTTTCCATGTGCTCGCCAAACATATCTAGCACGAAGGGCAGGGAGCTATTCATGCGCGAGCGCACGCGCTCTGCCTGTTTTGCGAGGTCGTCGCGCGCCTTTTGCGAGAGCTTCGCATCGGCAAGCATGGCCTTCAGTTCGTCTAGCGCGGCGAACGCTTCGCGGCAGGCGTTGACCGCCTCGCCCTTGAATTGTTCGCGGCGGCTTTCCGGGCTTGGCAGGTCAGGGATCGACTTCCCGCCCAGTTCGCGCAGCGTGCATTGCGTGCCCATGCCCACATTCATGCTCGACACAAACGAGGCCCATTGCGCCTCGCTCAATTCGACTTCGATGTACGGGCGTAGGTCCGAGTCGACCCAGTCAGTAGACAGGCCGCGCGTCAGCCGGCTCTTGTGGATGCTGATACGCACCGTGTTGTGATGCGTGAAATCCGAGCCGTACAGGTTCGCGTGCGTGCTCGTGCGATGCGCGCCAATCGTCGCGTATGCCGGGTGCTCGTACTTCACGGTTTCCTCGCCGCCTGCGCGCGGCTCGCGCGTGACGGTCGGTTGTTCAATCGGGCGTGGCATTACTTCGTCTCCGATGCTCTGAGGGCGTCGAGGGTGCGAATCAGCTTATCGCCCCAGTTGATGAGGCCGTGCCACATGCAGAAGTGATTGAATGCGTCGGCAGGCGTGAAGTGGGCGATTTCCTCGTCCGAATATCCGCGTTTGCGAATGTCGGCGAGCACGTCGGCGGGTATTTTCGAGAGGTCGAGAGCCATTATTCGGCGGGTTCCTTGTGTGAGGCCCGGCGCGCGGCCGGGCGGGTTGATCTTACGAGCCGTAGCCGGGCGAGAGGCAGCGTTCCGCGCGCGCCTCGTCAGCAATGCCGCCGCTATTCCACAGGTCGCGCAGCGACGGCGGGTTAGCCGGGTCCATGTTCAGAAAGGCGTCGCGATGGATGATCGCAAAATCGGCGAGTTCGATGGCTACGCCCACTTCGGAGACAAGGTGCGCGGTCAATTCTTCGTCCGTGCTTGCCTCGTCGTTTGCCAGCATGGCCTCCATTGCGTCGATCTGAAGTTGCGTCAGCTTGTTCATGCGTTGCCTCGTGTGGTGGATTTAGTACCGCTTCAGTGGCCAAGCCCGCACGCGGCGGGCTTGGCTTAGTACACGGTCACGCCAAAACTCAGGTGGATCGGCGCGCTGTCGTCGGGCATCACCTCGCGCGCCACGACGGCAGGCGGCGCGATTCGCTTCGCTGCCGCGGCGCGGTCCAGTTCGGCGGCCTCGCGCGCCAGTGCAAGCGCGTCCTGCGCGGAGAATGCGCCAAGGCTGCGAGCGTGGCGGTAATACTGTTGTTCGTTCATGTCCGGCTCCCTTCGTGTGTGTCAGTTCGATTAGTGTATGCGCTCACAAAAACTATCGCAAGCATTATTTTTACACACGTAGATACACATTTTTCTTGAGCTTCTGCCCGGTGTGTATAGAATACACATTGAGCACTCGGAGAAC